GCCTGCCGCATGGCTGCGCGGCCTCGCTCGCCTACGCCTTCCGTGGCGGCCGCAGCGGCAATGTCAAATGCTAGCTTGATGTCGCGCGCCACCGCCGCAACGCTGCCTCCGATAGTGCGCAGCACGTTCGGCACGAATAGCGCCATCTCGCGCACCACGTCAACAAGCACAGCGATGGCCTTCGCTGAAAGCCTTGCCCACTCAATGACTGCGCCGTCTTTGCCGAGTTCTCCTGCGGACTGCTTCAGCCCGAAGAATCCGTCGATCGCGACAGCCAGCGCGGAGCCTGTGACGCGCTTCCACTCCTCGGCCGCGTTGCTGATGCGGTTGATGGCGTTTTGCACGCCGTCTGCCGATGCCGGAATCTCCTTCGCTAGCTGGGCGGCGAACTTGGGCAAGAAGTCCTCTGCCAGCACCTCGCCCCTGTCCAGCATCTCGCCCAGCGCGCGGGTGGAAACGCCCATCGCGCGAGCTGCAATCTGGAATGCGCCCGGCACCCGCTCGCCGAGCTGGCCGCGCAGCTCCTCGGCCTGCACGGTGCCCTTGCTCATCATCTGGCTGATGGCGAGCAGCGCTCCAGATGTTTCGCTGGCAGACAGGCCGAGAGTCGATGCCGCGCCAGCCACTGCCGAGAAGATGCGCCGCGCGCCTTCGCCCTCTAGCGCGGTGCCGCGCGCTGCGGCGGCCAGCTTCAGCCATGCGTCAGACGCTTCGGCCAATGGCACGCCAAGCCGCTGCGCCTCGTCGCGCACGAATGCAATCTGCGAGCCAGCCGCATCAGCAGACCCTTCCAATGCCAGGAAGGCTTTCTGCATCTTTTCTGCGGCGACGGCCCCTTCTAGCAAGCTGCGCGGCGCGTCAAGAAACACGGTCTTGACTGCATTCACTATTCCAGCCAGCGCAGCCTGCCCGGCGGCCACCGCGACGGCCATCTTGCGCAAGCTGATCTGCGCGACCTCGACATTCTGAGCCAGCGCGCCAAATGCCTTAGCCTGCTCGCCGATGGCCGAAACGGCCTGCCTGCTGTCGGCTACGATCTTGATCTCAAGCTTGTTATCTGCCATGACGCACCCGCATGGATTTCTTCGTGACGATCGCCTTTGCCTATTTGCTGGTGTGCGCCGTGCTGCCAGCGCTCATCGCGCGCAGGCGCGGCCTGTCACGCGCGACGCAAGCCGGCATCGCCATCTTCGGCGCGCTCACTGGATGGACGATCATGGGCGCAATAGCTGCCTGGCTGTTCGCGCTGTTTGACGACACGAAGCGGCCCATCGTCATCGCCCGCTGACATCCTTCACCCACGCCTTCCAGCCCTTCGCATCCGCCTGCGCAACCTACCCCATCAGCGCCTTGGCGGCCGCTGCGATGGCCTCGAACGACAGGTCGATAGACCGTTCGGCCAGGCGCGCCTTGATCCGGTTCCATGCCGTGTCATTCCGGATTGCCGCCAGAAACTCGTGCCCTGACCAGGTGAGCGCCACGCCATAACATACGAAGCCGGCGCGCGGTTCGTCCGCATTGCACTTGCCAGTGAGAAGGCCGGAATGAATGAGCAGCCACAGGTGATAATTGACGGCATCCGCCGGCCATTCAGGGAAACGGTCGGCAAACCAGCGCGATGACAAATCGCCGTTTTCTTCGATCCTCGTGAGGATCAGGCGCACAAGCTCCCAGTCACGCTTCACGGCTCACCTCCTTCACCCACGCCTTCCATCCCTTCTCGTCCGCCTGCGCCGCTCGGGCAGCTACGGCCGATGACAGCAGTCGCTCGCGTTCCAGCCTTGCGACGGCTTGCGAGAAATCCAGTGCCGCCGTCCATGGCATCTCCATCACTTCGTGATAGCCGAAGCCTGCGCCGACGAGCCTGGCAACCCACTCATGCCACCAGAGCCGATCCGCGCGATCGTCTCGGCTGCCGACGTCAGTCGCGGCAGCACGCGCTGGGCGAAAAAATCGGCGTTGACCTCCAACACCTTCGCGGCCAGATCAACGAGCACATCGGGCGTCTGCTGCTCCAGCCACGAGCGTTCGACGCCAGCGCCGATGGCGGTAGCCGCGATCACGCCATCTGCGTGCTTGGTCAACGCCGAAAGAATGTCGCCTGCGGCCAGCTCGCGCGCCACAGGCTCGATAGCGGCGAGGAATGCCGGCAGGTCTTTGACCTTGATTGGTGTGATTTCTTTCATAGAGGCCCTGGCGGTGTGAAATCGCTCGAGTAGCGGGCAACACCTTTTGTGATGCGGATATCGTCCATGTATCCGTTAAACCACTCGTTACCTGCGCTGTAATCCCACAGACCTATCTTGAGCGGCCTGTTGCTTGACATCGGTGCGTTTAACCCGGATACAGACCCCTTAAGCACGCCGTCGATGTACACGCGACCGACACCGCCGTCTCGAACCATAGCGATGTGCTGCCACAGATTCGTCACCAGTGCGCCGTTTACATCAACGCGCTGCTCATTGGCGTTGGAAGTCGCCCAGAAATAGCAGCGCATGTTTGCGCCGAGCATGCGGATTGAAAAACTGAAATTGTCCCACGTGTTGTCTGTCGTTTTGTAAAAGCCCCTATGCAGCAGACCTGAGTTATTCGTCAGCGTGATCGGGTACACCCACAGCTCTATTGTGTAGGTAGAACCAAGGTCGAAATCCGTGTTAGATGACAGCTGCAGGTAGTCCCCGCTGCCGTCAAAAAATGCCGATGCGCCTCCGTACTTGCTGACTGTTGTTCGGATGCGCGCGTTGTCGAACGCCTGGATGGCCTTTGGGTTTGCGCTTTCGTCAAGGAAAAGCGTGCTGTTGTCAGATCCGTTGCATCGCATCAGCAGCGACGTGCTGCTGAAATATGGGTCGTCGCCTCCTCCGCCGCTTACAGGCCCACCTGCTGGCGGGTTGATCGGGTAGGCCAGCGTGCCGCTTGCATCCGAGCAGTACAGGTCAAACCCATTGCCTGAGCGCACCATATAGACCGTGTGCGGCTGCAGTTGGGCAGGCAGGCTTCCTGCGACCTTGGCAAAGCGTAGTGTGCTCACCTATTTGCACCGTCCATCAGACGTTCACCAGCCTGCCGTCTCCAGCCTGGCGCGCGGGTACTGACCGTTATAGGTAAAGTCTCCGTTGCCATCCTCGCCTACCTTGGTAAGCTGCGTCATGTTGGCGTGCGTGTGACTGTTGGCCACAGCCGCGTCGATGGCAGACGGGGCGGACGACGGTTTGCCTGAGATCATCGACCAGGTGACAGCCACATCCATCGATTCGTACTCTGTCAGCTTGATCCAGCTTGACGTGGACGCGCGCCAGACGTATGAAGCTGCGCCAGATGAGACAGTCACATCTGCGCTGGCATCCAGCACAAGCACATGCTTGCCGTTGACTGGCGTCAGCGCGTCGCGCGCAGCGATGTCAGCCACGATCTCAAGAGCAGCGCCTGACGCGGCGATGCTGGCGTCGATCATGGCCTGGATGTCGTCGGCGTTTAGGACGCGACGCACAGATGATCCATCGGCGCTCGTGACATACACCTCCACGTGCTGCGGCCTTGAGGCCGGCGCGACAAGATAGATGGAGTGACCTTCCAGCGTGCCTGGAAGCGAAGTTGTCTTGTGCAGCCTGAAAACAGCCATAATGCTTCTCACCAGTGTGAAATGCCGTTCAGAACGGCCGGGCAGTACAACCCGCCGTCCGAACCTGTCGTGATCGCGTTGCCATCATCCAGCGACGGGTAAGCCGCATGCCCTGCCGGGCCCTGGGGGCCTTGTGGGCCTACCAGGCCGGGCTGCGCCACAGCAACCAGCGTGTGCTGCGCGGACACACGCACAATGACCTGCGGCTCCTTGACGACGACCGTCTCAGTCACGGCTCATGTCCTCCATGACCACCAGCGTGGCCTGCTCGTAGGTCTGGCGCACGCCGTTCAGAAACGTCACCTCAAGGTCGAACCGGTAGCTGCCCGGCGCAACTCCGGTTGCCTCCTTCGGCATCACAAGATCGATGCGCCCAAGCAGCGGCTGCAGCGTGATGCGCCCGTCGGCGGTGGACGCCTCCATCACCTTCGCGCCTGCAGCGTCGCGCGCGTGCAGCCTGGCGCTGGCGCCGGTCAGGTCCAGCGGCGCGCCGGATGCGTCCGTCAGCACCCAGGCGCGCTGCCATGTATCGCCGCGATAGATCTTGACTGCGGCCATGGGACCTCATCAAGCCTGCATGATCAGCCGCCCAAACTGTCCCAGCGCGGTGTCGTTGACTTTCGTGCCATCTGCCAGCACCCGCCCGGAGAGCTCGAAGCGCTGCAGCTCGTCCGATATGAACGAGAAGTCCTTTGTCGGGTTGATCGCCACGCGGTAGAGGTCGAGGATCACCGGCTTGTTGCCGTCCGCTGTGTTGAGGCCATCGAAGCGCAGCCAGACTTCCGGCTGCGGCGCGCGGAACATCGCGGTGGATTTGGCCGCGCCGTAGCTGTAATCGACCTTGAACGGCTGCACGTAAGGGCCGCCGGTCGTGATGTCGTTGAAGGTGATGGCGCCCTGGTTGGCGTGCACGGTGTATTGAGTAGCCGGCAGGGTCTTCGGCGTGGCGCTGGAGTCCTTGATGACGACACTGGAGACAATCTGGTTTGCCAGCAGACGGGTCTCGCCCGCAGTGATGCCGGTCGGCAGCGCCTCGGCTGTCACGGTGCCCGCGGTCACGCTGGTGGTGGTGCCGAACAGCGACAGCTCCAGGTTCTCGATGCTGATCTCCTCCAGCGTGCAGCTGAATTCGCCGTTCTTGCTCTTGATGAGCTGCAGGTCGGTCAGGCGCTGGCCGGAATAGCTCTCCTTGTGCTCGATGGTCTCCACGTTCAGGCTGACCTTCAAGTCAGGCACGTTGCCCACCCAGCGCAGGGCCAGCGGGTTGCCGTTGGAATCGCGGGCCGCCAGATAGACGCGGCCCTGGCCGGAAAAGTAGCTCATGGCTTACTCCTTCTTGAGTTGAACTTCACACGCAAAGCGCATCGGCAGCAGCGCCACCGGCGGCTCGAAATCCACGCCTTCGGCGCCAGCAAATCGCAGCGCGCGCATGGCGCCATCGGGCTGCCAGCCTGCCAGCGCGGCAAAAGCGGTCTGCAGCATGGACAACGCGCCGCTCCTTGCGGCGGATCCGTCCTGCGCGCGCGCGGCGTTGCGCGAAACCGCCACCACCAGCCACGCGGCATCGGCCACTGCGGCGTCGCGCGCCGATGCGCCGTCCTTGACGGACAGGCCGTCGAAGACGACGACGAACGCAGGCGCCTTGACCTTCTCGAAGTCGTCGATGGACGTCGCAGCCACGGCCTTGACGCCGCTGGCGGCCAGGCGCTCGACGATGGATGACTCGACCGCCGCAAGCATCACGCGACCTCCAGATGGCGGCGGATGATGTCCATGATCTCGGCCTTGCCTTCGGCCGAGACGCCCATGAACGGCCGCGCCGGGATGCGCACCTTCCTGCCGCGCCCGGCCTGGCCGCCGAAGTTGTGGATGGCTGCATAGGGCAGCTTGGTGCCGACCACCACCTCGTCGGCGGTGATGTGGAGGTAGCCGCCTTTGGCGCTATCCCCGATGGAATTCATCAGGTTGCTGGTGTTGCGCAGAATCTCGAAGCGCCCGTTCAGCGCGGCGCGGCCATACGCATTGAGCGCCCCAATGCCTGTGCCTCTGCCATTGCGGAAATGCCTGCCCTTGTACTTGCGCAGCCGCTGCAGACGGGTTGACAATGCGAGCGGTGCCCACGGACGACCATCCGGAGACGACATGCTCTCGAAGCTTCTGACGATGCTATTGCGTACCGCATCCGCCACCTCACGCATGACGCTGCGCATGGATGGGGCGGAAAGCCGGCCTCGCAGCGCGCGCAGCGCCTGCCGGACCTGCTCATCGTCGTACTCGATGACGATCACGGCCCCATCCCCGCAAGCGCCGCATCCGTCATCACGCGCGCAGGCGCCCAGCCCACATCCACGCTGCCGACTGCAACCGCCTCGATACCAAGGCTGACGCGCCCGGCCGCGATGTCGCGCAGCATGGCCACCGCGCTGCGGTAGGCCAGCGTGGCCGGGTGATCTTCCGGCAGGTGGCGCTGATAGAGGTTGTAGCGCGCCACGTCCACCACCAGGCGCTTGAGCACGTCCGGCGCCGGATCTGGCAGCGAGCGGCTGGTGGCCGCGCGCACGTAGCCCATCACCTCGGCCTCGGCATCGGCAAGGCAGGCATCCACCATGCCGGGCGTCTCCGTCTCCAGGCCGTCCAGGTCGGCCAGCTGCGCCACGTCCTGCGACGAAATGCGCCGCTGCAGCTCCGCGCGGGTGATGATGGGCATGCGGCATCACTCCTGCGCCTTGCGGCGCTGACGCTGCGCGGCGGCGGCGCCATCCTGGCCGTCTTGCGTTGGCTGCCCGGCGGTGACTTCCGATTGCGCCTCATGCGCCGCCTGCGCCGCGCCAGCCTCGATCAGCCAGGCCGCAGTGGCCTCGCTCACGTCCACCACCACGCCGGGTGCCAGCATCTGACCAGGCAGCACGGCCTGTTGCAAGATCAGCACGCGCATGGCATCAGTTGCTGGTGAAGACCTTGACCAGAGCGGCCGGCTGGTGGCACAGCGGCAGGCTGTTGCTCTGCGTGTGCAGCGTGTAGCCGCGCCCGCCTTCCTGCTCCCAGGCCTTCGCGTACAGCGGAAGCGCCATGGTGTTGACGGTATCGTTGAAGTCCGCCGGAGCGAAGTAGGTGGCGAACGTGTCGGTCGTGCCAACCGGGATCGCGTGGCCTTCGTTGGCGGCGATGAAGCGCTGGCCGTTGACGCTGGCGCGGTACTGCTCGAACACCACGCCGAAGACCTCGATCTCGTTGAAAGAGGACTGCATGAACGTGCTGGCGCTGGGTGTGTTCTTGATGTAGTCCACCACGGCCGGATGCGCCACCAGCTTGTGCCAGAACTCGGGCGAGACGAACACGCGCACGCCGGTCATGGTGTCGCCCATCAGGTTGTCCTCGATCTGGTTGACCACCGCCTCCACCTTCTGGCGGACGTTGGTGGAGCTGGTGCCCAGCACGAAGTCCACCGTGACCTGCGACACGCCGAAATAGCTGTAGAGGTCATACAGCACGGTGCCTGCGCCATCCGTGACCACGCCCTTGATGGCGCCGAAGCGCTTCCACTCCAGCGTCTGGTCGTGCTTGGCGCGCATGCGGCGCATGCGCTGCGCCAGCTCGCCCTGCATGGACGCCATGCCGGCATCCTGCCCGAAGGCGCGCACGCCCATCACGTCCATCGGGTGCAGGAAGTCCTCGTGCACGGTCTGCTTGATGCGGAACGACAGCGCGCGCCGGGTGTCTTTGGACGCCTTGGTGCCCTCCCCGCCCCACTCGTGATCCGGCAGCAGCGCCAGGCCCGATGCGCTTTCCTCGATGACCACATCGCGCGACGCCAGCGGCCGGTTGGAGAAGATGCCCAGCTCGCCAATGCGGCCCCAGGTGCGCGGGATCTTGTTGATCGCGGCGGTCAGCTCGCCGATGTCGAAGTCGTTGATGTTCATGGTCTTGCTCCGTGCGTTGGGTCAGACAGTCTTGCGCGCCAAAATGCCCAGCGCCTTGAGCTGCGCGATGGCCGCATCCTTCTGGGCGTTGGTGGGGCTGCCGGCCCACACCAGGTTGTCGCGGTCCACCACGATGGCGTGGCGCGCGACGATCACGCCGGGCTTGTCGCCGCCGGTGGCGTCCACCGCGCCGAAGGCGATGCCTGCGGCGTTTTGCGTGCCGTCGGCAGCGGACGGGTTGAAGGCGGCGATCTTGCCGCTGGCCGTGATGCGGCCAACCACCTGGCCGGGAACGAGGCTTTGGCCGGATGCGACGGTCACGT